TATGGAAAACAAGGTGAAGAAGCTATGAATTTCTTTAAAGATAATCTTATTCAACCATTTTCAGATGGTCTACATAATTTTGATGTAGAAAAAGTTCAAATGATTAAGGATTACAATGCTATTAAAGATACCTTTGGTATAAAAAATAAATTGTTACAATCTACTGTGCCAGGAACCCATTACACTGTTGATCAAGCTATAAGATTATTCTTATGGAGAAGTCAAGGTGAAGAAATAAAAGGGGTTTCTCAAAAAGATCTTTCTACTTTAATGAGATATATTAAAGCAGATGAAAACATAAAAAACTATGCTCAAGAATTATCTAAGATAACTAAGAGAAAAGGTGGTTATGTAGAATTCAATAAAGATTGGATTGGTGGTACAATATCAACAGATATAATAGAATACTTAAATAAAGATAGAAGAGCTTGGCATTTAGACATGTGGCAACAAGCTATTGATGAAATATTTAGTAAAGATAATTTAAACAAAGTACAAGCTTTATATGGTTTAAGTTTTAGAAGATCTCTTGAGAATTCTATTGGTAGAATGAAATCTGGAAAAAATATAAATCCAGGACAAGAAGCTGAAACTAATAGAGCTATGGAGTTCATTAATGGTGCAAATGCAACTATAATGTTCTTGAATACTAGATCTGCGTTTTTACAGTTGATCGCTATGACTAATTATATAGACATGGATCAAAATAATATTTTCAAAGCTGGTAAAGCTTTAGCAGATATGCCTCAGTTTGTTAAAGACGTTCAAATGCTATGGAACGACGATTATTTAGTTGACAGACGTGGTGGTTTGAGATTTGATGTAAGTGCAGATGCTATTGCTGCTGCTGCTGCTGGTAAGAATGGTTTTAGAAAACTAGTTGGACAATTAAGTGAATTTGGTTTTAAACCTACAGTAATAGCGGATTCTATATCTTGTGCTATTGGTGGAGCTTCTTACTATAGAAATCATTATCAACATTATGTAGATATAGGTTATACGCCTGAAGAAGCACATAAACAAGCTATTCTTGATTGGACTGAAAAATCAGAAGAATCTCAACAGTCTGCTAGACCAGATAAAATATCTCAAGCTCAATCAACATCTATTGGTAGATTAGTGTTTGCTTTTGGTAATACATCTATGCAGTATAATAGATTAATGAAGAGAGCATTTCTTGATTTAGCAAACAAAAGAGGTGATTGGAAAGCTAATGTAGGTAAGATCGTATACTATGGAGCAATTCAAAATATAATATTTACCGCTTTACAAAATGCATTGTTTGCATCTATGTTTGGAGATGATGACGATGAGAAAAGCATTTATGAAGATCAACAATTAGCTGCTTCTATAGATGGTATATTTGATACTATATTAAGAGGTTCTGGTTTTTATGGAGCAATACTATCTACTGGTAAAAACATGTTAGAAAAATACTATGAAATGGAGTTATCAGGAAAAAAAGATCCATATCAAGTTCCACTAGAAGCTTTATCAATATCTCCGGCAATAAGTAGTAAGGTTGATAAACTTGTCAGTGCAAATAGAACATTTGTTTATAAGCAGGAAATAGAGAAGATGAAAACAAAAGGTTTATCTTTAGACAATCCAGGTTGGTCTGCGGGAGCTAAAGTAGCTTCTGTTGCAACTAATCTGCCATTAGATAGATTGTTACAAAAGATAGAAAATCTTAGATTAGCTACTGATAATAATTTACAAACATGGCAAAGAATAGCTTTATTAGCAGGTTATAATAAATATAACTTAAATATAAAAGAACCTCAAGCTCCAGTTGATGTGTTAGGTGAATCAGACAGAGCTAAATTTGAGGAAATTAAAAAGATTGAACCTAAAATAACTGAGAAAGAATATATGGAGATGAAAAATTTAGAACCTAAAAAAGCTCCAGAAAAGAAAAACAAAAAAACTTGGTTAAATATATTCAATCCAAAACCTGCTCCTAAAAAAGATATATTAACTAAATCTCAAAGAGAGAAATTTAATAAATATAAAGAGATTGAACCTAAATTAACAGAACCAGAATTTATAGAAATGATGGGTATTAAAATTAAAAAAGAAGAAGAATAAAAATGAAACTACAACAATTAAGTAAAGATACATTCTTGTTATTACAAGGAGTATTACAAGAAGAGTACAATGCATTCTATTTCTATAGATCTGCAAAAAACTGGTTTGCTAATAAAGGTTATTTTATAGCATCTAAATTCTGTGAAGCAGAAAGTGATGATGAATCAAGACACGCTAAGATTTTAGAGAAATACATGGTAGATTGGAATATGACACCAGCTTTACCAAATATTGAATCTCCAGTATTAGATTTTAAAGATCCAATTGATTTTCTAGAGCAAGCTTATGAAATAGAATTTAGTCTATATCAAAAATATGAATTAGTCGCTGAAAGACTTATGAAACTAAATGATATTGGAGCATGGAATTTTGTACAACAGTTTATACAAATCCAAAATGATTCAGTATCAGAATACAGTGATAAATTAAATACTTCAGAAGGTGTTAATAGAGGTAGTAAATTTGAAATGTTGATGATAGAGAAAAATCTATTTAAGATGTAAAAAAAAAGGGTAGACGTTAAAATCTACCCTTATTTATTTCTATTTTTTCTCCTTGCATTTATCACAAAGTAACTCATTTGTTTTTGGTCCTGTAGATATTATCGTTCTACATTTATTGCAAAGCATTGCTCCTCTTCCATTGTTAAATTTGTGTATTGGTTTCATATTTCAAATATATTTCCATTGCTAGATAATTTACCAAATTTACCATCAGTAACAACTGATCCATTACTAAACCAAGTATCATGAACACTTAATTTTGTCATTCCTGCATTTATAATATCTTCACAGTTATGTATATGACCAAATAATACATACTTTGGTTTTATTCTATTTAGAATATGTTTTCTAAGAGAACTACAACCACAGCTTTCTAATTCACCATTTCTATTATAAGAGAAATCCAAAATACCTCTTGGTGGTCCATGCACTACAAATATATCAACATCAGCATCTACTTTTTCCCAAGTTTTATTTATCTTGCTTCTGTCTTTCATAAATGCCCAATTGCCAAATTGAGGAGTATGAGGTGATCCAAATATTTTTATACCATCAATGTCAATATAATCATTCTCCAAATAATGGATATTATATCCAGAGAAATCGATCTTTGTAACTAATCCTTTTTCTATAGAAGTGTCATGATTACCTGCTACAAATATTTTGTGCTCTATAGGTAGAGATTTAAACCAATGTATAAAGTTCTTAACCTCAGGTTCATTACTATAAGGATCTCTAGGATTGCTACAATCTCCAGAATGTATTACCATATCAATTCCATCTGGAATTATTAATTGATCATGATACGTATGAGTATCAGATATGTGCCATATTTTCATTTTTTAATTCTTTAATATATAAACTGTATATCCAACATTTTTTACCTAAATAACTATACAATTTCACAAGCACCTCCTCCACAAGCAACAGAGTCTCCAAAATTTGTCGTGTCTTGGATCTCAACTACCTTTGTTAAATCTATTGAATGAAGTGTTTTGATCATTTCTTCATATTGTTCTTTTGTACAGTCTTCAAACGGAGTTTGTTTATAAGTTCCACCATGAAATGGAAGCACGGATAAACCGTTGTAATATTCTTTATTTGCCCACATCCATTCTCCAACAATCTTCCACTCATCATCACGTACAGAAACTGTACAAGATACATTATGTGTATTATTACCTTTTATGTGACCATTTTTAACCCAATCTTTAGAAATTAATTTAACTCTTTCTAAAAGATCTAACGTAGATTCGTGTCTTGTTATAGCGCCTTCTGGAGCTTTTTGAGGAACAGAAATGACAGATTGCGAAGTTGGATTAAAGTATTCGTCTTCTAGCAATTCAGGATGATGTATAGCAAGATATGAATAGATCGCTTCATTTTTTCCTAAACGCATACGACGTATATAATAATCGTTATGCCAAGCATGTATACCACTACTAGTCCCAAGTACCAAAGAAGTTGTGCCAGCTGGTTTAACGGCTGTAGTTCTTGCTGCCTCATTAATACCAAGTGCTTCAGAAATAGTCTTGTTTGTTTCTTTAACAATTTGTGCTGCTTCTTCATAATCTAATTTTAAATTTGACTTTGACGCGATACCCGTCATTGATACGCCAAGTAATGCATCTTTTTCTGTATTTCTAGTCCATATATCACGCAAATAATGAAAGTCTGAATATGATGCCTGTAACGTACCTATGAACGCTGCTGCAGATGAACGAGCATTAAAGTCTTCTTGACTTTCAATGTCAGACATATTTATTTCTGTTAAATTACAGAATTGGTATGGACGTAAAGCAATCTCACAACAAGGATTAGTTCCCCAGTCCTTATCATTAGTAAGGTAAATTCCAGGTTCTCCAGATCCAGACGCTTCAATACGTTCCCATACTTTATCAAAAGTTTTTTTGTCAATTTTATGGCGTAATAAAACTACAGAATTATTAGCTCTACCTCTTTGAGGATTAGTTTCCCACCAATTACCAGCTTTACAATTTAACATTGCTTCTGAATCAAGATCAAACAAACTGATCATTGCAGCACGTCTAATACCTCCAGCCAAAACCGCATCGGCAATATGGCATTGAATATCATGGCACTCTATGTCAGTAAGTTTTGATCTATCCTCTTTTGTTCTTAATATAGCTTCGATTTTAACCAAAGCAATTCTCAATGGTTCTGGACCAGGTGCTTTACCACCAGCTGTAACTAATAAAGCTCCTTTAGGTCTAATATCTGATAGGTCAAATTCAATATGAGAAGTTAATCCTCCAGTGTAAGACTTAAATAATGTTTTAATAGCATCTGCCCAGCCAATAATACTGTCTTGAACTACGTATCTTTTTTTGCGATCATAGTTTGGTTTTCTAATTTCAGGTAATTTTTCTATTTGATGGTTCTGTACGGAATATCCAACACCAGTTCCGCCTAACAGTAGGAACATAGTTTCAGAAAAACTGTGAATACTATCAATAGGTAGAAAAGCACAATTGTAAATTCTAGCATTATTCAATTCAATAGCTTTACCTCCAAATTGCAAAGAACGCATTGATGGTAATACTTTTTTAGTAAAAACGAAATTTTTATACAATTGTTTTATTGATTCCGCCATCTTAGGAAATTTAGCAATATGCATCTCCATGTTCCTAGTAACCAATTCTTCCCACGTTTCTCTTCTATTTTTATCTGCAAGGTATTTTGCGTATTTTGTATAAACCGTAATGTCACTTAATATTTGTTTGTCTAATGTTAAACTCATGTTATTCTATAACTTTTATAAAGTTGTTATTTTTATCGTATAATCTTGTTAGTTTGTACTTGTTATCTATATGTTCTATAATATTATTAAAATCGAAATACATAGTTAAATGATTAAAATCGTCAAAACTAATAGCGTCTTTACTATTATCAACGTAATATCTATAAAACCAAAGCGTACTTAATTGTCCACTATTTCTTAATTTAATATATTCTTCTTTCATTAGGTTTCCAGTTTAGTTTCTTCTTCTTTAGCTTCAACTAAAGAGGATTTTAATGCTTCTACCGCATTTTCATACTCTGGAAACTTCTTTACAAGTTCTAGTGTACCTATTGATAAATCTTTTACATTATAAAAATCCTGCAATAACATTTGCACTAATGCTCCTAATCTTTCTACTTTGTTTTTAATTTGAACTAATTCGCTTTCTTTCATTATTTTTGTTTAAAGTTATAAAATATTACATAAACTATTCTACCATCTTCCCATGCTTTATTTGGATATTTACTATGAAAATAATTAGCATGATAATCAATAAGTCTATCTTGCTCATATCCAATTACAGATCTTAATTCCCATTGATCCATTTCATTAGCTTCAGAAGTTATCATTCGATTGAATTCTTCATCTGTAACCCAAGGTGGAAGTGAAGTACCATATACTTTGTGAGACCAGAAAGCTGTACCATGAAGATCATTCATTACTCTCGGTGACATGTAAAGTACAGAAGCTCTATCTGGTCTTTGACCCATTATGTTTAAATCAGAATGAATTCTCCAATCTGTATCTAATTCATCTGTAGCTATTCTAATAAAACTAAATATCTTATCTATTTCCGCAGAGTGGATTATTTGTAGATTATTTATTATTAAACTATCAAAATCTTTACTAGGAAAATTAATATGAAAAGATTTTTCTCCAACTATAAATTCAGTGAATCCTTCTTCAAGAACTCTGTTTAATTCTTCAGATATTATTTTATTTCCTAGAAAATGATCATATACTGCTGTCAACATTACTGATGTATGGTTAGAACAAAATCAAATATGCCTAAATATAAAACATAATCTACACAATCATTTGTCTCATAGGTATAAGCTCTATATCCAAATATAAAACCAGGTACCAAACCTACACTAAATTCCCATTCTATTCCGTTCATTTTTTTCTACTTTTTTAAGTTGTCTATAATAAAATCTATTTTGGTAATTAGTATTACCGGTTCCTTGTAATGACTTATAAGTCTCTATAATCTTTTTTATTGTAAAACTATCTTCCATTATCTAATCTTTGTTTTAAAATCAATTCAACTACTTGTTCACACTCTTTCTGTGTTTGAGGTTTATATAATGTTTTCTCAGGCATATTATCAGCTACATATTTCTTGAACATCTTCCAGCGCATTGGAAATGAATCATTAGCTCTTCCTTTACATTCTATTATAAAGTCATAACCAATAAAATCTGGAGTATAAGATATGTTTAAAACTTTTTTATTACCTCTATTTATAAAATCTCCTTTACCGTTAGATTGTCTTTCATAGCAATCTGAATTAAAACGAAACGATGGTAATAACTCATAAGTTTCACCTTCATATTCAGATTTAATACCTGCTTTTCGCAAAGCTAAATACATAGACTTTTCTAAACCAGAAGCAAAGGTGATACCGTCATATATCACCTTTTTAGCTATAACTGGTCCTTTCTTTTTTGTAAACTTTCTCATTAAGAAATGGTAGTTACAAATCCTTTAAATGGATCTTTATTGTATTCTTCTTGATCAAGCATTTCGAAATGTAGTATATCTTTCCAGTCTAATAATTCTTCATCTTCTTCTTCATCATCTATTGTAAAATTACGCCCATGACCATTCTTCTCTTTCTTTGGCTTTAAGGTATCTTTCGATGGTTTTTTTTTAGATTCTACAAAAACAGGATTAACTACTTCAATGTTATCTACTAGATCATCTAACATTTTCTGAGTCATTCTTTCAAACTTAGATTCTTTATAATCATGTAAAGAAGCCAAATAAGCAATTGCATCTAACATATTATCATATTTATGACTATGTGATTCTCTAGCAAATTTCAAACCTATTAAAGCATGATATATATCTTCAACTGTAAATTCTTTTTTAGACATAATAGAAGCTATTTTAGCAGCGTCTTCCATATTTTCAAAGAAATCACCATATTGTCTTTCTTTTTCTTCAGACTTATCATAGATAATTCCGCGAGCATGTTCTAGTATATTCATATATTAAAGTGTTTGTTTTACAAAAGTTCCATTTTCCATTTTACCTTGACGAGACTTGATTACGTCATAAGCAGATACAACACAATCTTCAATTTTTAAACCTTCTAAAGCAGCTAAATTAGTTAACACAACTACCATATCACCAATAGCATCTATAATTTCTGGTGTATCATTTTTAAGGATAGCTCTAGCTAGTTCACCACCTTCTTCTTGAAGTTTAACAAATTGAGTTTTAGAATCACCAGATTTATATATACCACGATCATCCGCCCATTGTCTAATTAAATCATAAACATTAGGAACTTCTTGTACAACTGTTTCTGGTTGATTATAGTATTCTCTTGCTGGAGATGGTTTTCCTAATGATCTAGCAAATTCATCCATTGCTTTGTTGTAAACATAAGATCTACTAGGATTGTACATCGAGGTTTTAGCATTTTTAACTATCCAATCAATTAAATCATCACTTAGGAAATATACTCCAAAGTCAGTCTTTATTGACATTTTTTTATTGTCCATTAAATTACCTTTAAGTTTGTTTATTGGACAAGGGAAAGTAGTCGTTTGTTCTGTTACATTTATTACCATAGTATTTGATTTAATTTTATTAGTTACTGTTTTATAATTATCTCTATCTACTTTATATCCAAATTTTCTTTGAAAAAAAGTTTCTTTTAAAGAAATGACATCTGGATCAATTGACATTGCAAGGATTTCAAATTCACCAGGTTTATAACCTTGTTGTTTAATAACTCTGTTATATATATTACACGTCATTCCAACTTTCTTACCTGGAATATGGTATAAATAATACATTTTTTTATCTTTTTCCATATTTATTTTTTAAATTTCTAAAAAAACTGATGATTATTGCCAATATTATAAAGAAGAATGCTAATCCAAAGCCTATAATAGAAAGATACATCAGATTTCTCATATTTTATTCATTTGAGGTTTATATAAATGTAAATTGTGGGCGAAATGATAATAATATCCAACGTCAATAGACAGTCTATCTGCAACCATTTGCTGCAACATTGAAAAACAGTACTGATCATTACAAAAGCCATACCAGAGATCATTAGATCGCATCAGAACTGTCATGTTTAATTTATTATTGGTTATTGTAAATTGAACAGCATAAGTACAAGGCGTGTCTTTGCTATAAGTATCAATTTCTTTACCGTCATAAATAGATATTACAGCTTTTCTAGTATTAGGTTTTTCTTTAAGCATTTTAACTACTTTATAAAACTGTTTATTGCGTTGCCATTGCCAACCATAGTTAGATCTAACATCACCATTTTCGTCCATCATGTTTTTCCATATTGGAGCAAACTTAGATATTTCTTCAGCATTAGGATTACCAGATAAATACCAATTCCATTCTCGTAAAGCATACGTAGGATTCCACTTGCGATATTTAGCGTGTAT